AAAATTTGATTGGTTGAGTAATGAATTGTCTTTTTCTTTTGTGTCGTGAAAGTTTTTTAAAATATCGTAATTAACAATAACAAAATCAGATTCCGTTGAAAATTTCTTGCCTTCCGAAATATAAACAGGTCTATCTGAATAATTTTCAATTTCACGTTGCCAGTTAATCTTTAATGATGCGGGACATATAATTAATATTTTTTTCGCACCAGTCTCTAACGCAGCAATGATTGTACAAGTTGTTTTACCCAACCCCATATCATCAGCAAGAATAAATCTTCTTGATCCTGCTAATTTTTCTATTGCTTCTTTTTGATGTTGTAGTGGGGGTCTATGACTGTATTTAGAATAATCTACCTCAACTACCTCAACATTGTGAGTCTTTATTAATGATGATTTAGGAACCCAAAATTCTGTTAAAGGATCATTTTCAAAGAACTTACCCCAAATATGATACGATTTTTCTTTCTCAACTAATAATTTCTCAATGTAAATTTTTTCAGGAGTTTCCATAAAATATCTTTCCTCAGCAAACTTCTTCGCAAAATAAGTATCAAGATCAACCCACTTACGAGCAACCTTAGGAACTGTGTCAAAATAATTTATAATGTAATCTGATTGAGTTCTTGTTGGGTAAAACTTTTTATTATTCTCTTTTTTGGTTTTTAGATACAATATATGATTATTGGCCCCCGAGTATGAGTCTAATAATTCTAACGCTTTATGTTCTATCAATGATTGATTAATATCCAAAATTCTCTTTTTATTAAAAATAACAATAAAAAAGATATTTATCAATAAAAACCGTAATTATGGCTAATAAAATTCCTATTACAAGATTGGGTAAATTTTTCGGAGAGAACGATTTTGACCTTGATATTTCAATGGGAGAAGAGTGGTTGATTGGTGATATGAATTTCACTTGTGTGTTATATCGTATAGATAGGCAAAAGACAAAAACAGATGATGTCTATGGTGAAACCGTTTCGGACGGTATTAAATTTTTACCTCCAATTGAATTTAATGCGTTTGTTCAAGTATCGGCACCTGAAAATAAAATGATGGGGTCAACAAGAATGGATCAAATGGAGCCAGGGAATATTAGAGTTTCTGTTTATCAAAAAACTTTAGATAATTTAAATGTTGATATAAATTTTGGGGATTACATTGGTTACTATGAAACTGAAACTTTGGTAAGGTACTATACGGTTAATAATGATGGTCGTGTTGTGTCAGATAATAAACATACCTATGCAGGATATAAACCATTTTATCGTACAATAAGTGCGTCTCCTGTTGGGCCAAATGAATTTAAAGGATTATGAAAATACTATTAAAAGAATCACAAACTAATGAATTAATATCTTTTATAAAAAAAGACCCTAATTTATTAATAAAAAAACAAGTTAAAGTTTATTATGATATTACAAGACATATGTTTTCTGTTACATTTTCTGGTATTGTTGTATTAAAGGCAGATTACGTTAGATTAAAAAATGTTAAATTTTTAGTGGGGGAAAAGGGAAAAGAAAAAGTTAGGTCAGTAAAACAAAAAAATGTTCATGCTTATGTTACTGGAACATTGATTGATTATTGTGAATATCCTTGTGAGGATATACCAAGTCCTGAAGGAAATGTTGTTATTAAATATAATCCTTATTTTGACGACTCATTTCTCATAAAAAAAACAAAAGAACCAATTTTTAGTGCTGATGAGGTTGAAATGATAAATTTAGATGATAAAATATTTTTAGTTAATTAATTATGGGATTTCCAAAACAAATAAAAAAGACAATTCCTCTTATTAATAAAAAAATCTTGACACCAAGAAGACATGAGATTGCGGAGATGATTTCAGAGGATGGAACCTACCTTCCAAAATCTTTGTTACATGCAGATTTAGATCGTGGATTTTTAGATTTTGTTAGAGATGAATTAAGATGTGTTGTTGATGGAAAAGTTATTCCCGCAATTGATATTTTAATTACAACACAAAATTGGTCTCAGTTTGTTGAAACTTGGGATTTCCAAAATATTGATAAAAACGCAGAACCCCCCTTTATAACAACAATTAGAACCCCTGAAGTTAAGTTTGGTACAAATCCGGCATTAAGGTACAATATACCAAATAGGAAACAATATTATTATGCTAAGGTTCCAACATGGGATGGACAAAGACATGGTATGGACATTTATAAAATACCACAACCTGTTCCTGTTGATATAACATATACAGTAGTTATACTATGTAACAGAATGAGAGAATTGAATAAATTAAATCAAATTATTCTTGAAAAATTTTCTTCTCGTCAAGCGTATCAAGTAATTAAAGGTCATTATATTCCAATTGTTATGAACGATATTACTGATGAATCAACATTAGATTTAGAAAAAAGAAAGGTTTATATCCAAAAATACACATTTACTTTATTGGGATTTCTTATTGATGAAGATCAATTTGAAATATCTCCAGCAATTACAAGAGTTTTTCAAATATATGAAACCGATGTAAAAATAAAAAAGAAAAAACAAAAAAAGGAAACCCCTAATCCACCATCAGTAAAAAGATATGATTTTGCCACAGGTATTACATCAAACGAAGTCACTGAAGTTTTTGATTACACTGTTAATTTAAAATTTGTTGATAGTGAAAACGTATCAAACGGAACTCCTCCGTCAGGATATGACGTTTATATAAATGGTCTTTATTATGGTAATGATGTAAGAGAGATACAAATTAATACTGGAGATACACTAAAAATAATTATTTATAAACAATTCCCAAATGATACATCGTTTTTAATTTTTAATCAGGAATTACTATAATTAGTCTTCACCGTATACATCTTTTTTTTCTTTACATTTTTCCATAATTAAATTTTCTAAAAATCGATACATTTTTATTCCTCGTTTATCACAATATTTTTTTAACACATTGTGGACCTCGGGGGAAATCTTTAAATTTTTTATCTTCTTAGTGTCATTATCCATAGGTAGAATAAAGGTAGAATAAAATCATACCAATTATAAATAGTTTCAAAGAAGTAAAGTTTTTGCGAAAAAAACTAATATTTATATAGAAAATAAAATAACTAAATAAAAAAAGACAATGGCAAACAGTAAAGTATTTGTATCGCCGGGAGTATACACTTCTGAAGTAGATTTAAGTTTCGTAGCACAAAGTGTTGGTGTTACAACCTTAGGTATTGCGGGAGAAACATTAAAAGGACCCGCTTTTGAACCAATTTTTGTAAGAAATTACGATGAATTTCAAAACTATTTTGGGGGTACTTCACCCGAAAAATTTATTAACACACAAATCCCTAAATATGAGGCGGCATACATTGCGAAATCATATTTACAACAATCTAATCAATTATTTGTAACAAGAATTTTAGGTCTTTCAGGTTATGATGCTGGACCATCTTGGTCAATCTTAACTGAAGCAAATGTTAATTGTTCAACAATTGATGTTAATTGTTTTAGTTCAGTGACCGTAAATTGTGAACAACAATGTGTTATTCCTTTGGAGTTACCATATTCTGTTGATTTTACGGGATGTACGGATTCAACTTCTAGTATTGAATATATGACACACTTCCCTCAGGAAATATTGGATTTATTGGATGTGAGTTATGAAACTCCACAAGGAGGAACATCAACTTTGGATAGTAATATAAAAGAATTAATTTTTAATGTAATAACAAATTCAAACCCATTAATTGCGGAAGACCAATATATTAGTTATTTTGGTAGTGTTGATGATAATGATTATAATGCGTTAACGGTTAATGGATCATACACCGCAACAACAAACGTTTATGGTGTACCGTCAATACCTTTTAGTGGAAATAATTTATGTGATGGAGCAAACACATCGTGGTATTATTCATTATTTGATAATGTTGGTGGCGGAAGTTATACAGGATTTTCATTTTGGTCAATTGTTACTGGTGTAACTAATATTACTCCAATTACAACAACCACAACCGCACCAACAACAACATCAACAACAACCGACCCTTGTGTTATTCCTGTTCCAACAACAACAACAACAACAACAAGTCCTATTCCTGTTGAGTGTTTTTCAGGATCAGTAATGGGCGTAATTTATTATTATACAGGAACATCATATACAGAATATGATGATATGGTTGTGGCAACATTTAGATCAAGAGGTATATCAACATATTCAAATGGTAATAACCCAATTTATGAAGTATCTAATTTGGCAGACGTAGTTTTAGATATGACAGGACAATATTCTGGTGTATTACAAAACCCATATCTACCATTTGGTGTTAATGTTACTAATAAAGATGGTGTTAATTTTAACTTTGAAACGTCTTTTGCAACAAGTGACTCACAATATATAACAAAAGTTTTTGGTACGGATAATTTTGGTAAACCAAGAACAGTGGTTCCTTTATTTGTTGAAGAAAGGTTTCAGGCTTTATTAAACTATGGTTGGAGAAAAGGATTTATTAGAGGATTAAATCCAACATTAGTAGATTTAAATTCTGCACAAAGTAATGCTTCGGATTCTATTGGTTGGTATTTAGATAAATACCAAACACCAAGTTCTCCTTGGGTAGTATCTGAACTTAGGGGTACAAAAGTTTATAACCTATTTAAATTTTACACAATTTCAGATGGTGATTCAGCTAATTATGAAATAAAAATATCAATTGGTAATATTTCGTTTTCAAATCAAACATTTGATGTGTTTATTCGTGATTATTATGATACGGATTCAAATCCAGTTGTGATTGAGAAATTTACTAACTGTAGTATGGATCCAAGTCAAAATAATTTTATTGCAAAAAAGACAGGTTCATTAGATGGTGAATACCAACTTAATTCTAAATATGTTATGGTAGAAATGAATGAAGATGCTCCTGTTGATGCACTTCCTTGTGGTTTTGATGGGTTTAATTTTAGAACTTATGGTACCGCAACATCACCATTTCCTGTTTATAAAACAAAATACGATTTTCCTGGAGAAGTTATCTTTAATCCTCCATTTGGAACACCAATTCAAAGTGGTGGAGATAATGTTAGAAGAACCTATTTAGGTATTTCTAATAATAATAGTTGGGATGGTAATTATTTTGAATATATTGGTAAACGAAATACAATCTCAACTTGTGATATTGAAAGTGTTGATTGGAATTATAAATCAAAAGGTTTCCACATGGATAAGGATGCTTCAGGAATAACTATTTCAGATGCCTTTACAACATCAGGAACATCTAAATTTAATGTAGGGTCGGCAAATTTCTCATCTGAACCTAATAACCCAACAAGTCCTTATTATAGAATTTATTCAAGAAAATTCACTTTATTAGTACAAGGAGGTTACGATGGTTGGGATATATATCGTGAACATAGAACTAACAGTGATAGATATGTTTTAGGAAGAACTGGTTATTTAAATGGAGCGTGTCCTGATAACAGATATCCAAATGCAGTTGGTTGGGGAGCATTCAAACAAATTGCTGTTGGTGATGGTACTCAAGATTTTGCAAATACTGACTACTATGCTTATTTATTAGGAATTCAAACATTCTCTAATCCTGAAGCGGTTAACATTAATGTGTTTGTTTCACCGGGTATTGATTATGTTAATAATAGTGACTTAGTTGAATCAACAATAGACATGATTGAAAATGAAAGAGCGGACTCACTTTATATTACAACAACTCCCGATTATAATATGTTTTTACCAACAACTACAGGTAATGATGGTATTATTTATCCTCAAGAAGCGGTAGATAATTTAGAAACAACAGGAATTGATTCTAACTATACCGCAACTTATTATCCTTGGGTGTTAACTCGTGATAGTGTAAACAATACACAAATATATATACCGGCAACTGCTGAGGTAACTAGAAATTTAGCCTTAACAGATAATATTGCGTTCCCTTGGTTTGCAGCGGCAGGTTACACAAGAGGTATTGTAAACTCAATTAAAGCACGTAAAAAATTAACTCAAGAAGATAGAGACACTCTTTACCAAGGAAGAATTAATCCAATTGCAACCTTCTCTGATGTAGGAACCGTAATTTGGGGTAATAAAACTTTACAAGTAAGAGAGTCAGCTCTTGATAGAATTAACGTGAGAAGATTGTTATTACAAGCTCGTAAATTAATCTCAGCAGTATCTGTAAGATTATTGTTTGATCAAAATGACGAACAAGTTAGACAAGACTTTTTAAACTCCGTAAATCCAATATTAGATGCTATTAGAAGAGATAGAGGTTTATATGATTTCCGAGTTACAGTTTCTTCTGACACAGCAGACTTAGATAGAAATCAAATGACAGGTAAAATTTATATTAAACCAACAAGATCCTTAGAATTTATAGATATTACATTCTATATAACACCAACTGGAGCATCATTTGAAGATATTTAATTATTAAAATGTAAAAAAATAAAAAAAAGGAGGCTAGTTCTCCTTTTTTTTATTACCTTTGTGTTTATAAATATAAAAATAAACACAATGAAAATTAAACCTATTGATTTAATTCCGGCAGTAAAATATTATTCATTTGATTGGGATGATAATTTAATGTATATGCCAACAAAAATTTATCTTTTGAATGATAAAGGTAATAAAGTAGGTATGACCACAAAAGATTTTGCAGAATTTAGAGATATGGTCGGTAAAAAATTATTTAAATATAATGGACATACCATTGTTGGACCAGCAAAAGATGCTTATATCGAGTTCGGTGT